ACCCAGTTGTGGGCGCTATATTGTACCTGGCTGAGATGCTGATACGTAACGCTGAATGGACAACTGAGGCCGCATCAGATAAACCTGTAGATAGAGAAGCGGCTGAGTTCTTGTATTCTTGTATGCATGATATGGATACGTCATGGGCTGATACAATATCTGAAATACTATCTATGCTAACTTATGGGTTCAGCTTCCATGAAGTTGTCTATAAGATTAGACGAGGACCTCATGAAAAAAATAGTAAGTTCAGGAGCAAATATTCAGATGGCAGAATAGGATGGAGAAGAATGCCTATCAGGTCGCAAATCACGTTGCACGAGTGGATATTTGACAATGAGGGAGATATTAAGGCATTTGTTCAACATGACCCTAATACTGGCAAAATTATAGTTATACCACTGTCAAAAGGGCTTTTGTTTAGAACTAGGGTATTAAGAGATAATCCAGAGGGTAAATCGCTGTTGAGAAACGCATATAGGCCTTGGTACTTCAAGAAACATATTGAAGAGATAGAGGGTATAGGTATTGAAAGGGACCTCGCAGGTTTTCCGGTATTATACGCACCAGAAGGTTTAGACCTTTGGAATGATGAAGATACAAGGCTTGTGAAGCTTAGACAGAATGCAGAAGAGCTAATACGAAATGTTAGACGAGACAGCGAAGAAGGTGTATTACTTCCACATGGTTGGGAATTCAAGTTATTATCCTCAGGCTCGGCTAGGCAGTTTGATACGAACGCAATTATTAATAGATATGATTATAGAATTGCGATTACTATGCTATCAGATTTAGTGCTACTGGGTGGTGAGAAGACGGGTTCTTTCGCTATGGCTGAAACTAAACAATCATTATTAGCTACTGCACTTAATGCTCAAATACAGAATATAGCAGATATATTCAATAAATACGCAGTGCCTAAGTTGATGCATTACAATAATTTCGAAGATATAATTGATTATCCAAAAATAGTGCCTGGAAACATTGAGTCTCCAAGCCTGAAGGAGATTGCATTATTACTTCGCTCAATGGGATTAGATATATCAGGTGATATGGAGCTGATGAACTATTTGAGGAAAATATCAAGTCTACCTCAAATGACTAAAGAAGTGTTCAATGAGGTCTACAGAGGCCAAGGTAAGAAAAAAGATAAAAGCTTCAACGATGATGATACTGTAGATAATTACTTCGAGCAAAATGATTTAAATTATATGTAAGGAGGTTTTTAAATGGCTAGTAAGACTATAGAAAATGTTAATAGGAATACTATCTATATTAATGATGATGGACATGGGTATGAGAATACAAGCATAACGAGTAGTGAGTCAGTATATCTGGATGATGGTACCTATATAAGATATGATGAAGCGTTATATATTGAACAGCCCATAAATATAAGTGCGGAAGTTTTTAAGGCTAATAAGTTTGAAAAGCTTGTGAGCGGTTGGGCTAATATAGCAAAAAATGCTGATGGCTCGTTGCCATTAGATTGGGATGGTGATGTAATAACTGCTGAGGTATTAGAGAAGGCAGCTATTGATTTTATGCTAGAGTACCGTGAGAGTGGTGAAATGCATAAAGGAAAGGCAATAGGGACTGTAGTAGAGTCTATTGTATTTACTAAACAGAAAATGGAAGCCATGGGAATACCTGAGGGAACTATCCCAGAAGGATGGTTCATAACAGTTAAGATACATGATGATGAAGTGTTCAAAAAGGTTGTAGATGGTGAATATAAAATGTTTTCAATCCAAGGTAAAGCAAGGAGATTAAAAGTGTAATAACACATTGTCCAGCAGCGTATAATATAATCGAGGAGGTGTTAATGGTGCCGAACCTTCTTATAGACCTGGTAGTTGATAGGGTTGATTTAGTTGACGAAGGGGCGAATTCAGCAGCCTTTATAAAACTATATAAAAGAAAGGAGATGGAAACAGGTATGGATTTTAATGAAATTATTTCAAAACTTAAGCCTGAGCATGCTGAAATAATCCAAGCCGAATTAGCTAAGGCTAAGACAGAAGTACCGGAAGAAATTGCTAAAGAACTTTCCGATACTAAAATAGAATTAGAAGCAACAAAGGCAGAGCTTGAGAAAATTAAGGAAGAGGTGAAGAAGTCTAAAGAACCTGCACAGGAGGAAAACTTTGAAGAAATTCTTAAGAGTTTAGACCCAGCGGTTCAAAAGGCATTTAAAACCTTGCAGGCTCAAAAGGAAGCTGCTGAGCAAGTAGCTAAGCAATTAAAAGAGCAGAAAGAAGAAGAGGAAGCTATTGCAAAGGCTAAAGCTCTTAAAGCACTTCCAGTTGAAGAAGATAAACTGCTACAAGTGGTTAAAGGTATTTCAGATGATGTGTATGAAATACTTAAATCAGCTGCTAAAGTATTAGAAGAAAGCGACATATTTGAAGAGGTTGGTAAAGGTAAAGGCGATGCTAGCACTATCGATGCATGGTCAAAGATAGAAAAGAAAGCTAAGGAAATTGCCAAACGTGACGGTATAACTGTAGAGAAAGCTATTAGTGTAGTTATTAATGAGAACCCTGAGTTATACAAAGAATATTTGAGCGGAGGTGTTAAGTAATGGCTGCGTATGAAATACCTAATATGAGATTTAGTGCTGAAGCAGGTGAAGCTGTTGAACGCAGAAGATTTGTTAAAATAAATACTAATGAACAAGGTGTTAAGGCTGGTACTGGTGATGCAGTTGTTGGGGCGTCAATGGTAGACGCTGCTAATGGTGAAGTGTTGGAGATAGCTAATGGTATTGTAATAGTAGAGGCAGCTGCTGAAATAACAGCTGGCTCAAAAGTACAATCAGATGCTAATGGAAAGGCTATTCCAGTAGGTCAAGGAGGAACTGTTGCCGGTATTGCAATGACTAAGGCCTCTGGTAGTGGTGCGTTAGTATCAGTATTGATTAGATAATTGAAAGGAGATGACGTGTAATGCCTACTAAGAGTCAAGCACATATAGATAAAGCTTTAACCAATATATCCGTTGCGTATATGCAAGATGAGAGCGCATTTATAGCGGATAAGGTGTTCCCAAGAATACCTGTAAAGAAACAGTCTGACGTTTACTTTGTGTACAACAAAGGAGACTTCTTCAGAGATGAAGCAAGAGTAAGAGCAGGAGCTTCTGAATCCGTTGGCGGAGACTACGGCGTTGAAGCGTCGGACCCATACTACTGCAGAGTTCATGCATTCCATAAGGACGTAACAGAACAAGACAGAGCAAACTATGATGAGCCGTTAGACGCTGACAAGGATGCTACAGACTTCGTTACTCAGAAAATGTTAATTAGAAGAGAGATGGAATGGGCTAGAAAGTTCTTCAGACAAGGTATATGGACTACTGAGATTGAAGGAGTAGCTTCTAACCCAACTGGTAACAAAGCACTTAAGTTTAGCGACCCGCAGTCCGATCCAATCAAGGTTATCACTAACCAATCTATAGAAATGGCTTCTAAGACAGGCTTCAGGCCTAATACATTAGTTCTTTCTCCAAGAGTATTCTATGCTCTAAAGAACCATGAAGACATCTTAGACAGAATTAAGTACACTCAGAAAGGTATTGTAACTAATGATTTATTAGCTACATTATTCGAAGTAGATAATGTATATACCGCATGGGGAGTAGTTAACACAGCAGCTCAAGGTGCAGCAGACAATATCAACTTCATAATGGGCAATCACGCTTTATTATGCTATGTTAACCCAAGACCTGCTATTAAACAACCATCAGCTGGGTATATCTTTACTTGGACTGGATTAATGGGAGCAAGTGCTTATGGCAGCAGAATCGTAAGAATACCAATGGATAGTTTAGGATTAGGAACGGAAAGAATAGAGGGAGAAATTGCATTCGACGCTAAAGTTATAGCACAAGACCTAGGAGTATTCTTTGAGGACATCGCATAATGATGTATGTAGTTAAAAAGCCCTTTAAGTCGATGGGTAAGTTTTATGGCGTAGGGTCTATAATTGAAGACCCTACCGCTATAAAACGATTTAAGTCCAAGATCAATGAGGGCAAAGTGATTGTAGTTTCTGAAGATAATTTACAAACTGTAGCGGCCTATATAAAGGCTAAGTCGAATGTAGATATTCTCCCAAAGTTTGCTAAGACTAAACCTACGGAAATTAAGTTAGACCAGGAACCAAAGCATGTAGCAAAAGCCAAAGTAGTAATTAAGAAGAAGTAGGTGATAGAATGACTTGGAGCTATTCAGGCGACCCTGCTACGAGTGAATTAGATAAATATAGGTTTATCATAGGCGATACAGATGAAAATGATAAGTTACTACTGGATGCTGAAATAAATTATATCCTAGATACTTTCGATGAACATAACCTTAGGTTATATAATCTATATCAAAGTATATCGGATAAGTTTGCAAGGGATATAAAGAGATCACTAGGCCCACAATCAGAGGACCCTACTTCTAGGCAACAGTACTATGCTGATAAGGCTGCGTACTATAAGCGGTTGTGTAGTACTTCTGGTGTATCAGTTCCTAAATATAGCCACAAAAAGGTATTTAGGAAGGGAATGCACAATAATGTTTAAATCATTAAAGAAATGGCTAAATGTTCCGGTTGATATAAAACCGTTTGTTAAGCGTGATGGTACTGGCAAACCTACTTTTGGAGACACCATTTCAACTAAATGCTATCCGCAAGGTAAAGTTACCTTAGTAAGAGATGTAAATGGTAACGATATTGTGTCAAATCTACAGTTGTATGTTGAAGGCGATACTCCTATTAAAATTACTGATGTGGTAGTATTTAACGGCAGTGAATACAATATTAAAGCACTAGGACCATATTATGATGGTAATACAGGTAAAGTAGATATGGTGGTGGTGTATTTGTAATGCGAGTTACTATGGATGTAAATTTTAATAAGTTTCATAAGAAGTGTGAAGCAGCTATAAGTAAAGTAGCAAAGTCTACCTACTGGGCAACCGAGGAAGCTTGCGAAGACATAATGGAGGAGAGTCTCAGACAAGTACCTAGAGATACTGAGACGCTTGCTAATAGCGCTTTTTATGATATACGTAAGGCAAAAGATTATGGCTTCGAAGCTACTCTGGGATATGGAGGTACTGCAGTAAACCCAAAAACAGGAGTGCCTGTTATGGACTATGCAGTAGCAGTTCATGAGGACACTGAAGCTTTCCACCCTGTGGGTAAGGCAAAATTCCTTGAGGACCCTATTAGAGACTATGCATCAAAGAAGTTCCCTAGAACTGTAATAAAGCATGTAAGTCCTGCACTAGAGAGTGAGAACAATGAGTGATTTACTTCTTGACTTAATAAACCATCTTGCTTCTAAAGGTATTGTGGAAGGTGATGGAATCAATTCATTTAGGGATTTCACGCCAGAGGAACCTGATAGTGTATTCGTAATACATGAATACGCAGGGGCACCTACACCTCTGCATGACACGTTTACTCATAGATCTCTACAATTGACCTTTAGAGATAAGGAAGCTAGCGTAGCTAAAGCAAAGTGCAAGCAGATATTTGATGAGTTAAGTCCTGTAGATGGATATAAGGAGTTAAGTAACGGTAGGTGGTGTCAAATATATCCTAGACAAACACCTTTTAAGATTAAAGTTGATAGTGCAGGTAGGACTACCTATGGGTTTAATATTGGTATAACTACTGAAAGAGATTAAGGAGGAGTGATATAATGGCAACTAGAATAGGTTGTGATAATCTTGTTTATGCCATATTGACGGCAGATAATGGTATAACTGATCCGTCATATGGAGATGTAAAATCAGCACCCGGTGTTATGAGTCTGAATATCAACCCTAATGCATCACAAGAAACCATTTTCTATGATGACGGCCCAGGTGAATCAGCTACAACTTTAGGTAACGTAGAGGTAGAGATTCAAAAGAATGAACTTACTACAGAACAGAAAGCAGACCTTTTAGGTCATACAATAGATAGCAAAGGTGCTATTGTGTACGGAGCTAATGATACACCACCGTGGGTAGCTATAGGTTTTAGAACGCTTAAGTCCAATGGTAAGTACAGATATGTATGGCTGTATAAAGGAAAGTTCTTAGAACCAGAAGACAACAATGAGACTAAGGGTGATAGCGTCAGCTTCCAATCTGAGACTATTACAGGTCAATTTGTTAAGATTGAGAAGAAGTACGTAATCGGCGGCAAAGAGATACAACCTTGGAAGTACGAGATTGATGCTGAGCATGCTGACGCTAATGAAACATTGATACAAACATGGTTCGATAAAGTCCAGCTACCTAGTACTGTATAAGATTAATATGGAGGTGTAGATAATGGCTAATATTAAAAAACTAAAAAGAGAACCTATAGTAATAGATATTGGCGATGGTGTTGAAAGAACACTTAGATATACTCTAAACTCTTTTGCATTAATTGAAGAGAAGTATGGAACTATTGATAAGGCTATGGAAGCATTGAACTCCGGTAGTATAGCGGCCATTAGATTTGTATTATGGGCAGGTCTTGTACATGAGGATGAAAACTTATCTGAGCACTATGTAGGTAACCAAATAGACTTATCAGATTTAGAAGACCTAGCAGAAAAGATGAATAAAGCAATGATGGGTGATTTGCCACAGGATGAGGTGGTTAACCCAAACTAATAAGAAATCCCGGGAATAAACAAGGCCAATCCGCGCAACAAACAACAGAAGATGATGGTTGGGATTGGCCTTTTATGTTATTCTTCGGGATTGTAGAACTGGGAATGACTGAAGAACAATTCTGGAATACAACACCGAGGAAATTTAGGGCATTAACAGATGCTGCTATAGAATACAAGCAAATGTTGTATGGTTCTAGTAACAATAAAGCTAGGCCACAGCTTGAATATATTGATCAAATTCCTGGATGGTAGGAGGTGTAGCTAATGGGATTTTTCGCTAATTTAACTGCTAAGCTTGGAATTGATACCTCACAATTTAATAAAGGTTTAAGAGCTGCATCTGCTACCGTAACTAGATTTTCTAAACAGGTAGCGAAGGACTTTAGAGATACTTCTAAAAGCGCCAAAAGAGTTAGCAATAGTTTTAAGATACTCGAAAGTGCAGCTGATAAAGGTTACAAAAGCGTAAGGAGAATTACGCAGGGAATTATAGTCTCTCAAGTATTCTATAGAACTGTTCATGCTATACAAGACGCTATTAAAGAGCTGTACAATTTCTCTCAAGCTGTGGAAGAAAATAGGTTAGCTTTTACAGGACTTATAAGGGATGCTGATAAAGCTAAGAGATTTAATGAAATGCTTCAAGATTTAGCTGCTGATACACCTTACACATTTGAGCAGGCAGCTGATAATGCCAGAAAGCTTTTGGCGTATGAGTTCCCTCTTCAGAGTATGGAAAGAATAATGTGGAGTATAGCTGACGCTACTGCAGCATCAGGTAAAATAGAATCATATAAAAATATATCTGAAGCGCTAGGACAAATACAAGCCAAGGGTAGGCTAACTGCTAGGGAGTTAATAAGACTTGCTACTGCAGGTATACCAGCATATCAGATACTAAGAGAAGAATTAGGGATGACGCATGAGCAGATTGTTAACATTGGTAAACTTCGTATTCCTGCTGAAATAGCTATTCCAGCTATTCTTAGGGGAATGGAAAAAAGATATGCTGGAGCAGCCGCGGCGATGCAGAGAACTACAAAAGGTTTAACCAACACTATTAGAGAAAACATTCTGATAATAAGCCAAAATGTTTTTGATCCTTTATACCAGAACTTAAGGGTTAACATGGAAAAGCTCTCTAATAGATTAGAAGCAATGAGGGAAGATGTTAGGAAGGGCGGTTTCGGGTACATGTTAGCGAACATGTTCCCACCGGAAATCGTTCAAAAAATACAATTATTTGCAGCTAATATACAGATGTTTACACAGAACATAGCGGCTATGTATAAAGCACTAGCTCCAGTTGGACGCGCTTTCACTGAGCTATTTATAAACATTTTTAACGCGGTTATGCCATTTATTAATATGTTTACGCGAATACTTGCAGTATTAATGCAAATGTTAACAAGTAACAGTACTGCAGTTAAAATATTCGTTTCAGCGCTTGGCGGTTTATTTATAATAAATGCTATAATAAAACTAATACTTGGTTTTAGAAATGCTTTGAAATCGCTGCTGATAGTTAAGATAATTGCGCAGGGTGTAGTGTATCTAGGAAAAGCGATAGGGTATCTAACAATGATGATAGCCACTAATCCACTTGCAGCTTTTGTTGGGATAGCAGTTGGCGGATTACTTGCAATGACCCTTGCTAGTAAAAGATTTGGAAGAGTTGTAGATAACTTAATGGGTAGAATATCTAAAACATTCGGTGTAGACCCATCTAAGATATTCGCGCCTAAGATGGAAGAAAACACGAAGATTGCCGATGAGTTCAATCAAGAACTTGAGCTATCTAGTAAAGGGCTTGAGAAAATGGGGGATAAGGCCAAAGAAGCCGGTAAGAAAGCTAAGCAGGCTTTGATGGCATTTGATGAAGTATTTGTACTTCCTGACCCAGATGCGGGTGCTGCGGGCGCCGAAGGCTTAGATGATATATTTGACATCTCTGATATAGAGACTCCTGCTATACCACCGTTTGATACTAGTGAGATGTTCCCTGACGTTAGTGTAGATATAACTGAATGGACCCAAGGAATTGCTGAGACTATAAGTAAGAAGCTTAAACGGGCTCTTATTGGCGCAGGTATAGGGGCTATCATAGGTGGTATAATAGGTGGTATATTTGGAGGATTGCCTGGGGCGATTCTGGGCGCTAAGATAGGTTTAGTTGCTGGCGCAATAGTAGGATTATTCTGGGATGAGTTGGTAGAATTCTTCAAGACACCTACTGGTAAAGGTGTTGGAATAGGTGCTACACTAGGAGCAATAATAGGTGGAATAATTGGTGGGCCAATAGGTGCTGTTGTAGGTGCCATACTCGGAGGTACCGCGGGTGGTATAGTAGGTCACTTCTGGGATGATTTAAAGAAAGCGTTTGAAAATAGCACTGTTAGAGGGGCTACACTTGGGGCTACACTAGGAGCATTAATAGGGTTTGCTCTAGGAGGACCCTTAGGAGCAGGTATAGGT